TACTTGTTTGATGTTGTATGGAGGATAAGATACGGCTTTAGATGCAGCCGCTGCAGCTTCACGCATGATTGACATTGTGTCATCAAATCCCACGGTGAATGGTTGAATTTTGCCGAAATCGACACCGAAATAATCTTTAAGATTAGTCATAAGTTTCTCCTAAAAGCGAGATTAAAAATTGATACCCCGAAGGCGTATCGGTTAAAGTACTGGTTACGTTATCCAGCGGCAGTTACGTCTGCCCGTTTTACTAACGCTCCTAAGGTAGGTGGAGCACCTTTTTCCTGGAGTATTAAGTCTCGGTAGGACCAGGTTCCACCTTTGACTTTTCCCATCCCGATGGGACTATTATATCAGTATTTATACTAGTTGTCAACCACCATTTGGTTTCTTACCAATATTATACTTTGGTGTAAGTTGCCAATCGTTCTTTTCCTTGTGTGACAATATTTTAATCTGTGACAGGAAAATAGGTGGTGGCACCTCGGTTTGTTTTTTATTCACTAACTTTACCAAGCCCCAATCTTCCAATAGGTTTGCAATAGCATTCCTGCGTGATAGGTCGTTTTCGGTAATGTCTGTTGTTTTGCCATCTAAGGCGAATAGTTCTTTAAAATGTACCACGTAGTATTGACCACGTTTGTGGAGTATGTGGCAAGATTGGTATAATGTTTGGTCTTTCTTGGAGGCGACACCAATACGGGTCAGTGTCTCACGTACCTTTAAAAAATCATCTTTGTCATCCAATGTCACTTCAACTAAATCTTTAATGTCTATCATTATTCTTCACTCCGCCTGTATCTATTTTTGTTTTTATATCAGCGATTTGTTCATCAGTAAGAATACGTAGGGCCTCTTTGGCCTTGGCATTAGAGTAACCAAAATAGGTCTTCACACACTCAATATCCTTATCAGAATCGGCCTTCTGCCACGGAACGAATTTACGTTTCATAGGCCTGATACTATTTAGAAGATACTGGTATTGCATGTCTTTGTCAATACCTGGCCACAAGTTCATGTCATTGACATACAAGACACAATCTAAGTGGTTGGAGAGAGACCTATTGATTAGGAAAGGTGCATAATCTTTGTAGTCCAATTCACCATCCGGCACCTTCTTTCTCAGGATGTAATCGGCATAGTCGAACGGACTCATTTGAATTCACATTCAACCATTAGTTCTGTAAGGCAGGCAATCAAATTGATTTCATGGTCTGCAACAAAGGCTGACTGATATTGATACTTAGCCAAAATTAGTACCATTTGTGGTACAGAGTTGGGTTTCAACTTCTCATACAATGAATCATAGATGTTTCTAAAGATTCTGGTGATATCGTTGTCGAGGTTGTTTGTAGTCCATTTTCGACAAGAAGTGAAGTCCTTGTTCATAATAGAAGACACCAGTTCACTCATCTGTACATCAGAAACCGAGGCCAAGATGCCTTTGTCGATTGTGCCACTAACACTATAACGTTGTAGTTCGTTCAGAACACGGCGATTATCGGGAAAATGTTTGGTGATAACGGCAGCAACCACTTGCTTATCGTATGTAACACCTTCTTGTTCTAAAATCCATTCAACACGTTTAAAGAATCCTGCAGCCATCTTCTGTTTACTGCCATTGATTTTAAAGTCAATAACGGTACAACGTGAATGAATCGGGTCAATGATTCTGTTCTTAAAGTTACATGTGAAGATGAACGAACAGTTGGATGAGAACTCCTCGATAGCACCACGCAACGCAGGTTGAGTTGAATTTGGATTTAGATAGTCTGCTTCGTCAATGATAACAACCTTGCGGCCGCCTGACAAGGACATAGATGATGCGTAGTTCTTGATTTTGTTCCGTAGAACATCAATACCTGATTCATCTGAACCGTTAATCATAATGTAATCACAACCGACTTCTTCACAGAGAGCCTTTGCAATTGTGGTTTTACCAACACCAGCAGAACCAGCCAACAAGAGATTGGGAATCTCTTTGCGGTTTACATACTCCTGAAATGTGGCCTTGATGCCATCAGGAAGAATACAATCTTCGATGGTCTTAGGACGATACTTCTCGACCCATAAAATGTGTGACATTCAAATACTCCATAATATAAAATAAAATTATAACATGGCCCGAAGGCCATGTCAAGTCAATTAGAAACGTTCAGCTGATAATAGTCTCATTTTAACTGCTGATAAATTTTCAACTAATGTTTTCCACTCATCACAAGTTTCTGGAATAGCACAATTTCCTTTTAAACCACCACGTTTAAAATCAATGTTTCTACTGAAACAATACTCATTGAAAAGAACTACGAATCTGGAAGCAAAAAATTCACGAACCTTAATTCCACCAGAATCTTCGACAATATCGGATTGTGTAGTCGATGGTCCAGATCCATTAAACATTTTACGTTCTTCAAATATATATTTAATAAAATCATTGAACGAACAAATTGAAGCGTTGTTTTTTTGAATTTTATCCAAACGAGTGTTGAAAACTTTTTGAAATAAGACTAAACCAACAAACAAAAATCCCTTAATATCTTTTTCCTTTTTCAAATGTGTTGTCAAGGAAATTAAAGCTTTAGTTACATATTCTTTAGTTTTTGTATCATCAAGTCCTATAGCTTCTTCTAAGTTGCCATAGGATTCAAAAGTGTGTGTGGCCACATAATCACCTTCATTTGTTCCTGCAATAGAAACACCAAAAGGTTTTACAAAATTATATAGTTCAACAGCTTTAGTTTGTTTTGCGTGAAAGTTGCCTTTAAACTTATGCTTTTGAACCATATTCCAACGCAAATTGTTGTCGGTTGTGAAGTTTATTGATTCAATTTCAATACATTCTTCAATTGTTATTGAAGCGTGTACAAAAACATTAACTACAACATAGGCATCAGGACCTTGAGTGAGGTAACATTTTGCTGCACGATGGTTACCTTGCGTTAAAACTAATTTACCATCAGGTCTCAAATAAGCAACTAGAGTATTTGCTGCGCTATATGAAAATCCTTTAAGTGATTCAAGATTTTCCATAACCTTAGTCAAATTCAATTCATCAATTCTATTGTATTTGTCATCAGCAAAAAGATGTTTTACTTTGATTAGTACGATATATGAATTTCCAGGCTTTAGTGATTTGTTAATCAACAAATCTTCATAAAAAGGAAGGTAATTTGGATAAGAATCCAATGGTTTTCCTAATTTAGATTTGAAATGATTTATTTTTTTTGGTGTTAATTTTGGATGTGAATCCACCACCTTTGTGATAGCGTGTAACATTTTATCTCCTTTTGTTACGATTAAAAAAAACAAGAACGGTCTAAAGTTCTCGTATTGGAGAATATCTCCAATTTATTCGTCATGCCATTTAAAGCCAAGAAGATACTTGGCCATAAATCTGATGACGGCATTTGGTTTAGTGGGTCTATACACAAACATAGAGTCTGTGATTTCCCACTTACCAACATTCTTTTCACTAGGTCTTATAACAAACTCGGTTTGCCACGAACTGGTAGCACCTATCCAACTGGTGACACCTGTACCACCACTAGTAATCAAGTAACTGCCATCAAGTGTGACAGGACTCCATTGTCTATTTCGCCATTCTGCAATCCATTGTTCACACGGAGTAAAATCCAAATCTAGTTTGGTTTGCTCCATCAACGGAAAGAAAAATTGAATTTCAGTCTGTTGCATGTGGGAAAGGCCAACTTAAATCTTTTTTAAGTTCTTCAACACGACTTTGTAAAACACTTATTGCTGTATTATAATGTCCGGTGCCTTCTTGGTTTGGATCGAATCTGGATTTCAATACACTAATTTCTTTATTCAATACAGCAATGTATTCAGTCTTATCAGTCCATGTTTTAATTTCACCCATTATTTCACCTCGTTCATGCTTTCAAATAAAGCTTCAAACTCTTTTGATTCTGCCACTTCAGTTTGGAATGAATTTTTGAATTGTGTTTTTGCCATACGTTTGACAATCTTCTTAGGGATTTTCAATTCATCATTGGTAATATCCACAATATCTTTAATTGCCTCATTATTGGATTGGTTTCTCTGCATATGCAGTACCACTTCATCAATATAACCTTTGAGTTTTTTAAGTTGGTCTTCGTCAAAAGAACCAAACAATGTATTTACTTTAGTCATTAATTGGATCCAATCAGTGCAATAACATCGTAATCACTTTCTTCAACAATGATATCACTGTTTGTGAGTTTGATTCCTGTTTTACCTTTTAGTTCACCATCAATCATAGTATATACCGCTACGATATAATTTTCATTAATTGAAACTTTGTTGCCGTTGGCTGCGTCTGTAACCCAAATCATATTATTCTCCAAACGATAGGTCAGACTCTTTTGCTTCAATAGCAATCCAGTATTCCATATCTTCTTTAGTATTTTTAAAGTATGACAAACCTTTAGATGAGATTTGTACCTCATAAGAACCAGAAATCATTTTAAAGTTCTCTGTCAAAAACAAAGCCTTAAACTTCTTACCATTACCATCAGCAATTTCTGTTGAGTCGGTATGTGCAGAGTTGTCTTTTGCATCACAGGTTGTGATAGAAATCTTTTCACCATCAGACATGATAGCAATGTTAGGTGATTGTAGGATGCTTGCGGTCTTTAGAATAGAAGCAAGTTCTTCTTCTTTCAATGTAAAGGACACATCAACAGAAGGCAACGTCAATTCTTTATCTGGCGGAGTTACAATCATACTCTTGGCAGTCTTGCGATAGTTTAGTTTCTTACGACCAACTTTGAAGATAACATGTTTGTCATCAAAGTCAATTTCACCATCTTTGTATAATGATTGTACAGATAAAAACTGGTTCAAATCATAGATACAGAAATCTTGTGGGAATTCATCTTTAACTCCGGCCTTGGCCAGTACAGTCTTTGTTGCGGAAATAGTTGTCAATTTCTTACCTGTCTTAAACTCAATGCCAGGATTAATGTTGGCAAAGTTTTTAAGAACCGTTAAGGTCTCATTAGATAATTTCATTACGATACTCCTTGTTTCAATTCACTCATTATACTTGGTCCATAAGAGGTTGTCAAGCATTTAATCATATTAACTTTCAAATCTTCTAAGGATTTGGTATTGTCAATTTTATGGTCGATGTAACCACCAATCCAACGCCACTCAGATTCATGTACACCAGATTGTTGTAACATAAAGTCTTGCGCTTTCCAATCGCCACGGTTTGCTTTGGAAGCAATCTCATACCAATGTGGTGTTACACCACGTTGTATCTCAATTAAGATACCTTTTTGTTTATGTACAAAATCAATTTCATTTTGAAAACGTACATCAGTTATTACATAGTTTTGGTCTGGATTTTTCTGCATATAGTTTTTGAGTTTAATTACCCAAAAGTCTTGGTGAAATACATCACGACCAACTTCTGTACCCATTAACTGTAATGCAAGTCTTGGTGTAAACTCACGGCCAAATTCGGTTGTCCAAAATTTATCCGGTTGTTCACGCCATTGTCTAGACTGTTCAGTGTCACCCTCTAGCAAATGCCGAGGCCAACCAAACATTTCTGCGGCAACATCTTTAACACCTTTGGCAAAACTCACAGGAGTAAAACCAAGGTCTTTAAGTATGTCGCCAGCAGTACCTTTACCTGAACCAATGAATCCAAGTAACCCAACAATCATTACATTTCCCCAACGTAATTCGCAACAGCTGGCATATCACCTTTAAAGTGGTACGTACCAATGTGGTCTGCTCGCATCCAAGGACACAACCAAATAGAACCACCAATTTTACGCCACAGTTGACAGAACATGTAGTCTTCTGACAAGTAACGGTCTGAACCACCACCAGTTGGAGAAT